GTACGACAACGCCACGACCGACACCACCGGCTATGTCGTTTTGAATCGTCGCATGTTCCGCCGCGTGCTCCGCGCCGGCGCTACCGTGTCGCTTCAGAATGACATCACGGTCGCCGGTACCTACATGCGCGCCCGCCAGCGCGTCGGATTCAAGGACATGTCCAAGAGCACCGACGCTGCTGTCCGCTACGCCTACAACATGGCCAAGTGAGGTAAGAAATGAACTCCGAACGAATCAGCTTGGCGCTCTATGTGCCTGTCTCCGCTGCTACCGCTGGCACCGATGCCGACATCTACGGCGTCAACCGCTCCGGCGGCAAGGCACAGGTGGTGGGCGTGGATTTTGTGGCCGACGGTGCTGTCACCGCAAACGACACGAACTACGCAACTTTCACCGCGTCGGTGGGTGGTACCTCGGTGGGCGCTATGTCCACCACCACCACCGGCACCGGTGACATCGCCGACGGTGGCGTGGCATCCGTGACCCTCTCGGGCGCGGGCTCCAACCTCATCGCCGACGGTGGCGCGGTCAAAGTGGCCATCACGAAAGCGGCAAGCGGCGTAGCCGTCGCGGGTACCGTCGTGGTGACGCTCGAGCGCGTCCGCGCATGATGCTCCTCGACCGGGCCATCCGGGGAACCCTCCCCGCGCCTCCAGTACCCGTCCGGGAGCTGGGGGCGTCGGCCCGGTCTGTCGTCGAGCGTATCGCCTCCGGTGCGCTCGATGATTCGCTCTCCGGTCTCCGGTGGGCGGAAATCCGGGGGCAGCATCGGCCGTCTGTGGTCGAGGCAATCGACGCGCGCGCGCGTCTCATCGTAGAGGGGTAGGGTATGGCCCTCGCAACCGCGGCACAGGTCCGGGAGCTCGCGCCCGGCCTCTCCAGCGCCGACGATACGACCATCAACGCGCTCCTCTCGCGCATTGACAGCGCCTTCGCGCGCTACTGCGGGCATCCGGTACCGGACACCGGCGCGCAGACGATGGAAGCGGCGACCTATACGACATTTCCGGGGCGCTATGACCTCGGGATGGGCGAGGACGCGCAGACCGCCATCATTCCCGCGCCTCCGATTCTGTCTGTTACCTCGGTCCACATCGACCCGGCGCAGGATTACGGAGGCGATACCCTCCTCGGTCCCTCCGAGTATGTGGCCGTGGGCCGTCGGGTGGAGCTCCTCGATGACGCGACCGCATCGTGGGGACGGACGCACCGCGCCAACAAGGTCGTGGTCTCCGCGGGCTACACGGTCGCAGCCCATCCAGTGTTGACCGAGGCCGCAATCGTGCAAGCCATCCACCAAATCGGCAACACATCCGCGGCGGGCTCCAGCTCGACCAGCACCCGCGGCGGGTCGCGGTCTGTCGCGCCGCTCTCGCTGCTTCCCGAGGTGCGGGAAATGCTCGCCGACTACCGACTGTCGGTGCCGTAGTGGAGCGGCTCACCGTCGCAGAATGGGAGGAGCGGGTCGCCTCGGCGGGGCCTCGGCTCGCGCGGGTGCTGCAACGGCGGGCCACGGCTCTTGCGCTGCGGATGCAGTCGCGCGCGGTCGACAACGCTACACGCTCTCCACGGTCCCGCACGGGCTCTCTCCGGCGCTCTATCGCCGGCCGGGTGGTGCAGGGTGGCAAAACCGTTGCGACCGTCGACGCGGCCGGGCAGGCGTCGCTATTTGGGCGCACGATTCAGGGCGTACCGCTCGCCGCGACCCTCTCCGCAGGGGGTAGGACCGGCGGAAAGAATCTGCGGTACGCACGGGCACAGGACCAGGGCGCAGTAATCCGCCCGGTGAATCGGCAATGGCTGGCAATCCCCACACCGGATGTCCAAACGGCCGCGGGCGTCTCCCGCTACGCATCCCCGCGCGACTACCCCGAGCCGCTCCGGTTCCGCCTCATCCGGGAGGGCACCGGTCGGGCAGCTCTCGCCGCGCTTGTGGAGCGGGTGGGCGGCGCGGATGTGGTCCGGTGGTGGCTCCGGAAGGAGACCGAGATACCCGCGACGGGCTACGCTCGCCGGGCATGGTGGGACACCCGCGCCGAGGTCCCCAGCACCCTCGGCGATGCCCTCCGCGTCACAATGGCCGCGCCCGGTAGCATTGACCGGGGGAGCACATGAGCCCGACAAACCGCAATACCATCGCCTCGGCGCTGTCGTCGGTGCTCTCCGGCATCGACGGGACCGGGCTGTATACCTACGACCTCTCGGGTACCGGGCAGGTGGAGCAGCTCGACCTCGATGGGCCGCCGGTCTCCCGCGTCCGGCCCTATGTCGCCTTCCACCTCGGGCCGCGGCAGGACATCCGAGGAGGACAGGGCGCTGACCTCTCCAGCTACGGGCAGACGCTCACTGTGGATGTGGTGGGCGTGGTGTCCGGCGGGGTGGACCCGGCCGAGGCGGTCGAGGCGGCCAACAATCTCGAGGCCGACATTATCCGCGCGCTACACGGGTCCCGGAACCTCGGCGCAGCACAGGTGCACGACCTCACGGTCTCGACCGAGGTGGTTACCGGGCCAGAGGTCGACGGACGACAGCGGGACGCGTATGTCGCCATGAGTATCGAGCTCTTCTGGTCGAGGATGTGACGCATGAGCTGGCACGACGAAAACTCACAGTGGCGCGTACCGGTGACGGTCGACAACAACGGCGGCGCCGCTACGATCGATGTCTCGCTGAACATCCCGCGCGATTTCGGCGCATTTTGGGCCAATGTTCGCAGCGACGGCCACGACATCAAAATCTGCGACAGCGACGGCCATACCGAGCTCACATGGCAGCGCGCAAATTGGAACTACACGACCCGCACCGCGCTCCTGGAGGTCGACAACTGGACCCCGAGCAGCTCAGACGCAACGGTCGTGCTGTACCTGTATTGGGGATACGACGGCACCCCGGCCGATACCTCCGGCTCGTTTACCGCGACGGCTCCGAAAACGGCCACGGTCCTACCGTGTACCCCGGCGCCGGGGATGGTCATCGTCGACGCACAGACGACCCCGGTGGGCTCCAACAATCCCGGCGCCCGCTACTCGTTTCCGCCTGGTGCTGATGGGTGCGTCGTTTTCGACATCACGCGCCACATCGCCCGGCAGGCGCAGCCCTACAACGGCCACGCGGAATACGAGGAGGTCGCGTCCATCACGGTCGAGACCCGCAACGACGGCACCCCATATGCCGGCGGGAACAACCCCGCGCGCACCCGCCTCTCTCAATGGGGCGGGCGCACGCTCGTCTACATGTGGGTAGAGGGCGGCGTCAACGGGGCCGATTATGTGGACGAAGTTAGTGTTACCATGAACACGCTCCGCGAATTTGTGTTCGCGGCCATTCGATACGCAAACACCGCAGAGGAGCCCGCATAATGGCAACCGTGCAACTTGGCAGAAACGCCGCTGTCGGCATCGGATTTGAATCCACCGAGGGGACCGCGGTAGCCGCGGCGCTGTGGGCTCGTCTCGCGTCTCTCTCGCTCACCGTCGTGAGCACCCGGTCGCGCATTGACGACCTCTCGCTCGGGGACCTCTCCTACCTCAAAGCGCGGTACCTGGAATCGGTCGAGGTCTCCGGGTCGATGGAGATTCTGTGCTACTACCAGGGCGGGGCGCTCACCTCGTTCCTGCGGGCGTGCATCGGCGGCACATGGGCGACCACCGGCGCCGGGCCCTACACCCACACGCTCTCACCGGGCGCCGAGCCGCCGGCCGTCACCCTCCGCACGGCCCGCGATACCCTCTCCAGCACCGGCGCCCTCCAACGCGGGGATGTCATCGCCGGCGCGCGTGTGACCTCGGCGACGCTTTCGGTTCAATCGCCCGGCATTGCTCGCCTTTCCATCAACTTTGTCGCGATGAGCTCCACACCAGGCGCAGCGCCGACCCCGAGCCTCGCCGACCACACCACCCCGGTGCTCTCGCACGCCGCGAACCGGTGGCAGTGGAACTCCGTGGACTACACCCCGCGGTCCATCTCTCTCGACCTGGAGAACGCGGTCGAGGGGCTCCGCGCCTTTGGCTCCGCATCCATCACGGGCTCGGCTGTGACCGGTGTGCGAAACGCCCGCATGACCGTGACCAGATACAAGAACAACGACAACTGGCCCGACGCACAGACCGCGGGCACCGAATCTGACGGCGACATCACATTCACGAGCGGTACCGACCAGCTCCGCATCAACCTCTACAACGCCCAAATCCCCGAGGCCGTCACCATCGCCGCGCAGTCGGTGGGGCTCATCGAGGAGAGCGCGATTTTCGAGGCCCGCGACGACGGCACCGACCCGCCGGTAGAGTTTGTCG